GGCAGTAAACCGTTGTCAAAAAGAACGCTATTGCGATTTTGTATTCGTATTGCAGTTTTTTTGTTTATGTATTCCGCTCCGCGTCTACTGTTGCAAGGCTTGCATGCAGGTACATATCCCTCATCAATCGTTCCGCCTTCGTCAAAGGGAACGAGGTGATCCAGTTCAGTTGCTTCGGCTTGTCTGCACCAATGACATGTTGGATTGTCTCGAAGTAGTTCTTGTCGTGCTGCTTTGTATCGCTTGGAGTCGTATTCGGTGAGGGGGCGTGCCATGTTCTAAGACCTACTAGCGCGTTCGCAAGGGAGCGAACTTGCTCTCGGTTTGTGATCGGTATGTTTCATGTCGGGCTCGAGTCTGTGTCGGTTTGTTTGTTGTATGTCGTCTTTGAGCGTAATGCAAGACAGACCTCTGAAGAGCCCCCCCGTCCGTTGCCACACTGGACTCCCTATTCAATTCCTTTACGCTCTGCGCTTCGACGCTTTGCCAATCCTTTTCGTGTTGCAAGTTTTGGACGCGCCGATCTAACTCTGTTCCCAGAGATGAGCCCCGTCACTTGCGACAGTGATACAGCCTTGATGCTTGCCAGTTGTAAAGGGTTTACTTCTTATCAGACCATGCCATCAGTGCCGCGCATAACGCCGTTAAAGCCAACGCAAGCCATACTGTGCGACTCATTCCGCTATCGCTTTCATAATGCCTTTATCCACAAACTCGCGCTTTAATGCTTCGTGCGCTAAGTAAAGCTCATCGGTAAGGCGATCTACTTCTGTCTTAAGCCAATCGCGCTCACGCGCTATCGCCATCATGTGGTCATGTAAACGGTCGTAATGTTCGCTGGGATTCATCATAGTTTCATCCTTTCAATAACCTTTGAACACTGTCCAGATGACAAGGTCTCAAGAACTGCATCGTCTACTCCGAGCGTCTTGTGAATGAACTCGAGCAGCTGGAAGTCATCCCATGCTTTACCGCGGGCAAGGCTCTTTAAGAAGCCGATCTGCTTTGGTGTCGCTCCGCCGAATGCGTCCGGTGCAGGCGTGCTATTCACGCGGTTTACTTTCTCCATTTCGGTACTTGATGCGCGCTCTCCAGTGTGTCCGAGTGGGCCGTTACTGATTGCGCGTCCGATCGCTGATGTTTCGCAATTCTCTAGGAACGATGTTTTGTTTACTGGGGAATTACCCATGACTTCTTCTGCCCATCCAGTAGCGATCGGTTCCTTTGCATTGTCAAAGGTCTCGCATCGGAAGATAACCGTAGAAGCGTCGTAGTGCATCATGGTCGTCACGATCTGTCCCAGTGGGTAGGCAGTCCAGAAGCGTTCTAGACGCTGTGCAACGGTCTCATAAAGCGATAGGTCAAAGTGTGCCATCAGCGCGCCTTCCATACGATTGCCATGTTGCCTGCAAGCGTTGGTCGTTCTAGGTCTGTGGCGTAAACAAACTTGTCTTTAACCAATGATCCTCGAGTCGGTCTGACAGTGTTGCCAGAGATGCCAAGTGCGCGCTCAATTTCTTCATCTGTCGCTCCGCCTGTCTGCTTCAAGTATTCGTAGACGCGGCGACGCTTCGAACCTGATTTAGGTAGCGCGTTTAGAGCTGCGTTCACTGATGTCGGTTTTGCACTTGATGAGATGATGACAGTGTTTCGGTCTATGGCGATGTTTTCTCGGTATTGTCCAAGGCCGCGTGAAGGTGTGAAGAGTTGTAGATCGCTCATTTTGTTGGTTTCACTTTCTTGCATGCTTTGAAGCCCGAATGCATCCATAGAATCTTGGAAGTGTTTGTGCTGTAAACGGTGCCAGTCATTTCAAGTCCACATTTTTTACAAGTTATTTTGTGCATGCGATAATCACATTGATCGCGGCTCGAATGACACTGGCATTAAAGCGGTTTTGCTCTCCGCCGATTGTGATGTGTGCGTCATACATCAAAGTCAATTCATCAATCAGAATTGAATGATCTTCAAGACGATCTACTGGATGACGCGGCGGTTTCATAATGTCGTCTACGAACTCTTTGAATACTTTGTTGTATTTGTCGGAATAGTTTTCGGGATACATCTGTCGGGTCTCCTGTGTAATACCTGTTTCGGGATAGGGCTCTTCGGTCACTTCGGAAGATTCCAAGGTGTCCAATTAGAATTATGCCACACTGCGAGACCCGCGATTAGGTTTATTCGTGGATCAAACAATTCGTCGCACACTTTTAGGATTCCTTTTGCTTGTAGCCAGCCTTGGGGCCAGTATGCCGAAGGGGTGCACCAGAATCCGTTTATCTGCATTAGACCGTAAGAGCCGCCATTGGTGTCTTGAGAATTGAATGAGCTCGGCGTGCAATTTGATTCACGCTTCAGCACTCGAAGCAAAGTCGGTGTTTCGGCGGCAGGCCATCCCACACTCAAAGCGACATCAAGAGCCTGCGCGCAAGCTGTAGCCGGGGTAGTGACGGGGGGTGGCACTACGACTGGCAGTGTCCCTAATGGGATTGTGGCATAGGCGGTTATGGGACTGACCTTAGACATGCCTTCAGGCGGCTTAGAAGCGTCCCAGAGAAGCGTAAAGGCGGCTAAGGCACTAATTGCCCATGCTCCGATTTTGATTGCAAAATAACTCATTGTTGAAACTCCAGTTCGGTAGGTACGCCCCATGAATCGCCTGCCAAAGTGCGGAAGGCTATTTGGGCTCTGATGACTTTGTGTGTGTCTTCGTGGCGAAAGATCTGAACGAGGATTTCTTGTCCATTGTCTAAATTGCACCGACCCACTTCGTAGATAAAGACTTTCGGTTCAGACATGTTTTTACTCCTATCGTCGGTCTTTTGACCATAGGCGATCGGTGTTCGTTATTGGGGGATTTCCGCGAACACTCTTTGAAAGGCTTGTTTTACAAGGGCTGGAGAGTCTGCCATAGTTGGCGAGATCTCATAGTGGAGCCAGTCGCCCGGAACTCCGTGAATAGTTTCCTTGGTATATTTTTGCCATTTTTGGCGATCGCATCTCCAGCCGCGTCCGAATGGTGCGATGTAATCAAGTACGCATTCCAGTCCAAGTGCGTTCGCGTTAGCGGTCACAATGTCTAGAAAAGCGACTGATCCTTTGCGACTTGCGTTCGGATGTTGCTCTGTCTTGCGATATGAAAGATCCACTGCGCGCCCTGTGGCATGCACACTTAACGATTCGGATCCTCTCATATTTCTTACGCCGTAGCTTCCATTATTCCAGAAGGCTCCGTTGCCGTATTTGATCGATTGTCGGACCCATTCGTCCGTTCCTTGTCGAGGTGCAGGTGCAGCTCCGTCGGAGTTCCCTGTGTACGGTCTGGAGTTTGGGATGTTAGGGAGTGCTGGGACTACTGGCATCGGCAGGCTTTCGTTTTAGGCCGTTAGCGGCTACCAGTCCAGACAGTGTGCCGGTCATAAACACTGTAAGCGTGGATAGTAGATCTATAAATTGCGCGTCATTCGGTGATTGCTCAAGCGGCTGAGTAACGAACAGTAAGCCCCAAACAAAGCCGATAACGGTAAGTGCAAATGTGACTGCGATAGTGCAGCCAACAAACACGATCATTCGTGCATGCAGCAATTCTATTTCGGCTCTTTCCCTAGCCATTAGTAACCCTTTCGCATTGGGCGATAGTGCTGCACCGTGTTAAGGCGCTGTTGCGTGTTTTTTGTGGCGCGTTTGTGCGTGTTGTTTCGCACGCGGTCGAGACAAGTGCAAGCATGACGCTAGCCAAGTAATAGCGCGGCTTCATCGGCTGTAATGCCTAAACGGTCTAGTAATGCTTGGCGTACTGCTTCCCGGCGTAACTTAATTTCTGACCATCGAACAAACTCTGCATCAATTTCCGCACATTCTGCGTCAGTCATATCGCGCACTACATCACCGATTTGGATTGTTCGTTTATTTGTCATGAGTTCGTTATCCCGTAAACTTTGTAAAACCCCGTAATGGTTGTTGATGTGTTCCAAGTCAAACCATCATTTGCTTCGGCAACATTGTAAACGCCACCAAACAAAATGCCCGATGCTTGATTGCTGTCGTTTGCGCCAAACCCGTAACCGCTCACTCGTGTTTTTACTGATGCGTTAGCAGGCTCATACACCGTAAAAGTTACTGACGGATAAAACGCATTTGTTGAGGTAGTAGCACACAAGTTCCAAGAAGCAGCAGCCGATGAACCAGTAACAGCAGATGCACTTGCCGAACCTGCACGAAGCGAGCCACCATAATAATCTGATGTTCCTCTTGGTGTAGCAGCATTATTTACACGCATAAGTTGTTGCGCGTCACCAGCCGATGAGGTGATATTTAGCACTACTAGATAATTGCTGTAAGTGCTTGTAAAAGTGTTGATAGCCATACTTACAGTAGGACTCGCGGTAAACGAAGCACCAGTCAAATAAACCAGCGCACCAGCCGATGCAGGCCCGACAGTCGCCCACGCGCTACCAGAGTAATACTGCACCACATCACTTGACTCGATGTAACACAACTGGCCTTCGGCCAACACTTTTTCGCTAGCCCCACCGAACGCCGCGTCACGCGTAACAGTCGTAGCAAACACCGGTACGCCAGTACCAGCAGATATATTCATATTTGAAGCGGTCAAGACTTCCGCAGCTGCATATAACGGTACTGATGTTTGTGCGTTCGCTCCCATAATGCTCCTATCCTAAGACATTTTCTGTGTCAAGTGTGCCATATACCAGATCATTCAAGATGAGCTCATAGACGATTGTTGTAGGTGCTGTGTAGTAGGTGACTGCGTGCCCGGCTGACAAAGTGAGCCTATGCTCAAGACCTTCAATAGTAAGATTTTGTGCAAATTGAGTTGGGCCTGCCGAAGTCGTAATTGATTTTTGGATGTTAATGAGGTCGCCTACATCAAGAAGCGCAAGAGTGTCTTGATCTAGTGCAGGTGTGCCGGGGAACTCGGTGCCTAAAAAGTTAAAGCGCGCTTCGGGATCTGGGTTGATGAGGTATTGGGCGAGTGTCAAAGCGGCAGCGTCATTGTGTAAAAGCGAATCAGTAATGGACTGTGTCTGCACAAGGTAAGCGGCTTGACTAACTAGGTCTTCGGCAACCTGTGGAGATGTGGCTCCAGCGTGTTGAATGGACGCACGATTGACCACTGTGTCCGCTTGGAAAGAGATGTCAATAGCGGAGTAGCCGATGTTCGTGCCGTCATCATGGAACTCGGCAATAGGGATTCCGAGTGTCGTTCCGAGACGCTTTTGGAAGGTGATAGTGCCTTCTCGATCAACAAAGATTCTGCCTTGTTCGGCTTCGTTAATTTTGTTGGCGTAAGCCGCTACCGATGTTCCGTTCGCGACTGTCCAAGCAGCAGCTCCGCCAAGGGTCGCCACGCCTGTCTCAATGCTCCGTGTGCCCGTGTAAGCGACTTCTGGAAGATCTAGTAGGTTTCCGAATCGAGTGCTGGAAAGCTCTTCAATGACATTCCATTCGGCAAGAAAAGTTTGTCCTAATTGGTATGAAAAGTCCGCGCAATTCACGGTCACGGTGTCAAGACCGCCAAGCGTAAAAGCGTAATCGTAGTTTACGATGTAGCCCACCCACAAATACTTTTTGACATTGAGCGAGTCATAGCGTGAAAAGCGGACTTGTCGAAGCGGTGCTAATCCGGGCTGATCGTTCGCTGGATCGTAATACGGTGAAGTTGTATCAAAAGGGTTAAACACTCCGTCCGCGTAAGTGTCGTTTAATGTAAAGCTCATTGTCCCGTAGGCAAATTGGTCGCCTGTGTTTTGGCGTCCGCGTTTTGCTGTAAGCGCGATGGTGCCGTCCATGACCGATGCGTATTGTGATACGCCATTCAACACATATTCGGTATTGTTTAATTCGCCTTTGAGATCATCGTCCAGCGTGAACGCATCCCACATATACCCGGTGTCTATTTCTAGGTCGTAGTTACCTGATGCAACTACCGCAACGCCTGCCATTATGCGACCGCTATGTTCGCAGGGCCATTCTGCCTATTGAATGCTCGAATAGCGTTCACGACAGCTGTACCGATCTCTGCGCTTGAGCCGAGACCGCCATTGATATTAATTGTGTAGTTTCCGCCCATCCCAGAATTGCGTCCAGTAAGCGGCACGACTGCTTCAGGGCCGCGCTCGCCGATCATCGCAAGCGTTGGCTCCGTCACAATTCCACCTTCTGCAAGGTAAGGAATGTTTGGTACGGAGAATCCTTTGCCGCCGATAACGGGCACCCATGACGGAATGCTGAATGACAGTTTGCCGACTGTGCTATTCCAAAGTTTCGCGATGCCGTTAAAAAGTGACTTGTAGATATTGAAGACGCCTGTGAAGTATGTGGTAAGGCCTTCGAAGACCGCTTTGCCGCCTGCAAGCATCGCATCAAAGACGGTATCTACGATCTTTCGGACAATGTCAAACTTGAAGTAAAGCGCGACAAGTGCGGCAATTACTAGAGCGATTCCTAAAGTGATGAATCCGACCATCGCAAGTTGTGCGGCTGTCAGACTTAATGCGAAAAGGGTATTAACTACGGTGGCGATTCCCACTGCCGCGTTAAAGAGCAAGACCGCAGCCGAGACTCCAGCGATTGCGCCTGCAATAATGAGAAGCGTTTTTGTGTTGTTTTGTGCCCACCCTGCGAACTTGAGTAGCACTGGAAGAATTGCTTCAACCGCTGGAAGTAATGCTGCACCTATTGATTCTTTGGTTTCCGCAAGTGCTATTCCAAGACGCTTCATTCCGCCTTCGGCTGTGGCGGCGGCGGCGTCTGATGCTCCACCAAAAGATCCACCAAGGACATTCATTACATCTTCAAGCGATGCTCCGTCTTTGATCATGGACTTGATCTCTGGACTTAACGCTCCGAGAGCTTTAAAGTTTCCACCGTAAGCTTTTGCAAGCGCGTCCGAGACCGTTGCCAAGTCTTTACCTGATCCTGCCGAGATATCTTGTGCAAGTGCGAGAGCTTTGTTTGCAAGTTCTATGTCGTGCGTTCCTCGAGTTAGTGCGGCGAGTGCCGGGCGAAGTTCACTATCGGCAACTCCTGACGCAAGACTCATCTTGGAGATCATGTCTTCTTCGGCTTTAATTTGTGCCTCTGATGCTCCAGTGACATTCGTAAGAGCAAGCGCAAGCTGTACCTGTTCGGCTTGATCTTCCATCGCTGCTTTGGTAGCACCTGTCAAAGCAAAGCCGATTCCTGCAATAGCGGCTGCTGCTGGAAGAGCGGCTTTTTTCATGGCGAACGACGCTTTTGCCGATGTTCCTTCAAGATTCTGGAACTCTTTAATTGCTTTTTGAGTTCCCTTAGCGTCAAACTCGGAGATAATCGGAAGGATTACGGCCATGATTATTCTGCTTTCAGGTCTCGACTTGTAGCTGCACCGACGCGATCCACTAGCTGCTCCATCGCGCTATTGAGATCTTCTTTGTGGGCTTCATACTGTCGCCATACTACTCTTGAAGCATCTCCATACTTGGCTGTTAGGTGTTCCCCCATAGCGTTACTTGTTGAAAAGTCAAAGAATGAAGCCGCCGCTCCGATCCACTTGATCGCAAAAGTTGTTAAGTTTACGGTGTTTGATCGAAACTCTTTTGGCGGTTTCGTATTTATATACGCCTTGACTTTATGCTCTGTAGGCCAAGGGAAAACTTCATAGGATCCTCGAAGAGTCCAGCGTCTTTGCCACCCAGACAAAGGGTAATTTAGAGGTATAGCGGATTCAATGTCCGAGACAAGTCCAGCCGTAATCCTTTTGTAATCTTTGGTGATTTCACGCCTTAAAGATTTATCAATTTTATTCAATTCTTTCAACGCTTCTTTAAGACCGTAAACCTCTATGCGAGCTTCAATTCCATCCGCCATTACGACCTTCTTTTATTTTGTTTTTCTAACACTTTGATAATCGTAGTGAGATCTCGAGCATCAAAAGAGTCAGAGTAAAATTGCGGAGCCCATCCCGTCGCGACTACCAGCTCGGCTAGTTGCCGTCGGTAGCCGCGTCCGTAGGGTTTGGGTTTGTCTCATCCACTACAGGCAGAATCTCCATGTCTGGATTCTCACTAACCCATTTTTGCCATGTATCAGGAAGTGATTCACCTTTAAGGCAAAGCAAAGTCCACGCCCAGCAACACCAATCGGAGACGCCCGGCTGAACTCCATCGCCAAGGCGACGATTCATTAGTCGTTCCCATTCAGTCCATGAGAAAAGATTTGTGTAGAGGAACTCTTCTTTGCCGTTCCTAATTACTTTGATTTTGATTTTCACTTTGTTTCCTTTCGTCGGGCCAAGGAAGGCCGAAGTTTATGGAGTTACATCTGCCGAGTAGACGCCGCCCATAAAGGTCAGGTCTACCGATTGCAATTCTCCGAGCGAAGCCGAGATCACTGGCAACGACTCAAGATAGGTGTTTGTCAGAGTGAAGCCGGGATTCGTGCTTGAATCCGCTGCGGTCGTTGGTTTTACGATTACAACTAATTTTGTGCCAACCAAAGGCGCAAGTGTTGCATAAGTGGCAGCTGCTTCGTATGAAAGAAAAAGAGTTAGCGTGCACTCATTGTCCTCAAGACCTGCGGTGAAAGTGTTCGCCGTATTTCCGAACACTGTGTCAGATAGCGCGGTGACTGTGCGAGTCAAAGTTGCTGCTGTGCACCATCCCGAAAGGTCGGTTGAAGCGACGGTGACTTTTGGTTGGCTGAGGATTGTGGAAGTGGCCATGTGAGTTACTCCTTAGAAGTGTTGGGATTAGTTTGACACATAATGAGACCAAGAGTGTGGATTAGGCAGTCTGAACTACCGTCGAGACCGAGAGCTCATAGGCAGGAAGAGTTGAGCCACCGATATCTAGGTTTGTGGGGCGTCCAGATACAACACCGATATTAAGTGCGTAAATCTGGGCGAGAATGTTGAGCAGGCTTTTTTGAGCGTCTAGGTTGCCCGGGCCGAGCGTGATGATCTGCAAGGTGAAGTTCAATTTGGCGACATTGTAGTTATAGCCATCTATGGAATCAATGTTTACGAAGACGCTAGGCGGCGTGATATTGCGCGGATCATTATTTACTTGTAGACCGCTTACCGTTGAAAGCTTTGTAACGAGATCGTCAAAGCCTTCGTTGAAAAGATCTGTGTAATTAGGTACAGCCATTAGGCGACCTGCGGACGGTCAATCCCGAGAAGCTGTCGGACAATTCCGTTTAGACCCGAGACTGGTGTTACTCCCATATTTTGGAATGAAGCAAATTGATCTACTGATCCGCGTTGGCGGTACAGCGCTCCACCGTACATCTGTGTACCCAGCAAGACATCTTGAGAGGGAACGGTGGTCAGCGAATCGATGTAGCCTGCTTCCATTCTGCGACGCCACGCAAATTGTGAGCATGCCGAAGCGCAGATGGTCAGGAATGCGGCGTCTCCTGCGGTTGCTGTACCAATGCCTAGCCAGTCCTCAAGCATCGCGGCAGTGACCCAAGTGCAAGTCTGGGTTAATGTCAGCGTGCCGGAAGAAGCGGTGCGTGCGACATCAGAAGCGGTCTTTGCGTAAAGCACCTGATTCGGAATGCTGACCGCAGGATCAAAGAGAAGATCGCCTTCATCGTCCACGCCCATAAACGCATATTGCGGTAGGGCGTAGACAATGTAATTTCCGTTGAAAGTCGCATCGACTCCAGTAATAACAACGCTTGCACCGACTTCAATCTCGGCTTCTGTAAGAAGCTGTAAGACTGCGTAGTTATCGGTGAGCTGTTTATGTGTGACCGTGTAGGCGGCCATAAAAGCCTCCTAGCGGCTGATTAGAAGGTCGCTTTAACGAACTTGGATGCGTCGATCATCAATGTCGCAAAGTATCCTCGGAAGGCCAAAGTGCGCGACAGTGTTGAAGGTACATCAATACTGATTGCACCTTTTTGCTGCTCAAAGATTTCGTAGCCCGTTGCATCGCCAACGATGACGGTGTCTGTTGCAAAGTTGCGATCGACTACTACTTGGAGACCAAAGGCGACGCCGTTTGGCTGGCCCGGTAGCAAGTTGCCGAATGCGTTCATTGGGCCCACTGCTGGGAACAAAGGTCGATCCGAAGTGTCGGTCAAGCCGAGCAAGTAGCCCCACATATTTGGCGATAGAAACAAGTGTGTAGGCAAGTTGCCGTTAGAGCCTGAAAGGATTGTTTGTGCTGCTGATGCAACGAATGCGCTCCACTGTGCTGGATCTGCTGCGTTGTTTCCAAACGCTGCGGTAACTGTTGCACCTGTTTTCAAGTTATCTGCTGCAACATTGTCGGTAGCGTTTGCATAGATTCTTGACATGTCATCAAGTACGAGACCGATTAGTTCGGGCGTACTCCAATCGATCGATTGTTCGGACAAGGTCACATATCCACCGTATGTACCTTTTGTAACTTGGTTGTCGGTCACGACAAAAGTTCCGTCTTGTAGTGCGGTGTTTTGTGTGGATTGAACTGCGATTGAAGTGTGAGTTGTTACTTCTGGACGAATAAAAATTTTGCCGCCTTGTGGCATAGCTTTTACTCCGACAGCATCGACTACAGGCCTACGACCTACAAAATTATTGTAGACAGGTTGCACGATTGGCAGTGGCAAGATACCCGGAATGTCTGATGTGATGACATCAGGTGCGGCAGCTTGAATGCCTTCGCGCATCGCTGCGAACTTGTCTCCATTAGTTACCATCGCCGAGATGTATTCGGCTGCGGTTGGCATTTTGAACTCTTTTTTTGCGGTTGCAAAAATTGTTTGAGTTGCCTTTGATGCTTCGATGATTGCTGGGGCTTCGACTGTTTCGTTCATGGTTTCTGTCTCCTGTTGAGGTTCTTCTTGAATAGTAGTTGGTTCTTCTTCTTCTGGTGTGGATGCCGCGACCTGTTGGATCGGTGCGTCAAAGGCTCCGCGCGCGACAAGTGAAAGTTCGCTCCACGATGCTGAGGTGACGATCATTGTGCCTTCTTTGTCGTAGGCGAACTTGATTGGCTCCACGCCAACGGACACTTCTGGCAGTGCGCCATCGCTGGCCAAAACGAGAGCTTCATTTCCGAGATTCGTGTTGGAGATCTTTGCAACAAAAAGCATGCCTTCAGGGGTTTCTAGGCGATCCGTTACTGTGCCGATGACCTTGTCGGATTGGTGGTACATCTGAAGTGTCGGTGCGCGTCCGTCCACTGGCAAAGATCCGGGGGCGAACGCGACCATTGAGCCATCACTTACTCGGGCTGGAGTGTTGTATCTCACTGCAATTCCCGAGATGGTGCGGCGTCCTGTTTCGCCTTGTGCGGCGTCAATCGTGAATGATTCTGAAGTAAGTCTGATCATGGTGGAATCCTAACTTTGCATAAGTGCTGAATTGGGGATATCTGTTTCGTTGCTCATTGAATCGGGCATATCGCCGCCCATGTAAGCCTCTGCCAAGAAGTCGTCTGTATCAAAGCAAACATAGGTTCCGTGTGGGAGCACATTGTCCGATGACAAGGTTTCGCTGATGCAGTCCGCGAGAGCTTTGCAAGCGTAAGTCCAAAGATCGATTCTTGACTGTTGAGATGACTGATACGAGTATGCGCCAATGGAGACCGAAAGCAAGTAGGATGGCACGCCAAGGATGCGTCCTAGATCGCGCGCCGAATAATCTGCGGATTCAATCATGAGCATTTTGTCAGGGGTCGCTTGCGTTGGCACATACTCAAGGAACTCATTCAAAGCAGCCGTATTGTTGCCAGAGGTGCGCGCCAAATTAAATTGTGCTGCTAAGTCCGAGAGCTCTTGAGCCGATAGCGGTTCTCCGCCAGTTTGTTTTAGGTAGCCCGAAGGAAGTACCGACTGGGACGCTCGAAGCCGTGACTCTTCTACGCGGAGTGCGATCTCTACAGCGCGCGCCCCAGTCGAGTTCATTGATTGCATTGGTGAGATGAATTGGACAAGATCGCGCGGATCTAATTGGATGCCTTGAAAGACGACTTGTTTTGATGGGCCGAAGAAGACTTCGCCTTGCTGATCCAATGTCTGCACCATCGCCGCAGGAAGTCGAGTGAATGATGCCGGGTATCCGTCTGCGGTGCGTGATTCAATCATCCAAAAGGCACGCCCTTCAAAGATCAGATCGTCAATAGTCCAAGAGATGATAAATTGGTTCGGAACGGACTGGTCAATTCGTGACAGCCATGCGCGCGGCGCAAGCGGCACTTCTTCCATTTCTTCGCCGTTCCACATCTCGCGATACATCTCTAATTTCATTCCCGAGATGGTGTCGCAAATTAAGTCGCGACCGCGCACGATAACTGGAAGTGTCATCGCTCGAGCGCGCCTTTGTCCGTTTTGCCATGATACGAATGAACGCAAAGGAGAATAGGACGATGCACCGACCGCCGCTTTGACTGAAGGTTCGGTCGTAGCGGTTAGTTCACGGGATTTTGAAAAGAGAGCCATATCACATAATGACACAAGAAGCGCGGTTTATGGTGGCACTCGCCCAGTGACTCGCGGTATCCCGACGACAGGCAAGAAAGCGGACGAGTGCCAAGATGACTCTAGTTTGCGATTAAGATCATTGAAGGCTTTTGAGAATTGCCCGGTCGTGCTGCGGCAGCTGCTCCCCAGATCATCGTCCGACAAAGTTCAATCGGGCCAGCGGACTTTTGTGAGCTGACTGCGATAGATCCTTGAGTGCGTACCATGACCGCGCGACAGACATGTTCGGCGAGCATCGCTTCGCCAGTGTGCACGATGCGTCCTTCACTAATCATGTTTCTTACTATGGGGGTGTATTGCAGAATCTCTTTGTAGCCCATTACGACGCGCCTACGCTCAAAGACTGGCGGACAATGTGCGTCAATCGTGGGCGAAAAGATAAACTTGATTGCAGGATCCGTCGCCAATGCTGCGACATGCGCCCAAAGTTCCTTGGTAGTTTCGGCAGTGAAAGCCACCGAGACGCAGGTTCGACCGTCACCAAGAGCGACCGATCGAGTTGCAAAGTATCTGGACTCGTCCATAGACGCTTCTACGGAGATGACGCCGCCAGTAGGGATAGGGCCGTCGTACTTGAGGTCAGGCCAGAGGTGAGTCAGAATCCAAGACTGGGTTGAAGCAATCCACATATTGAGCGAGCTTCTTAGGAAGTTTGAGCGGTCAGGATCTTTAGATTCGGCGCGCAAAGTCTCCATCGTCAAAGTGTGTCCAAGTGCCGGGTTCCCCCACGACCACGACGCTTCTTGCATTGGATCTACTGTTGGCGGTGGCGACCATTCCGCAAAGTAAAAGTTGGAAGGATTGTTTGTGTCAATCAGGCGAAGCGCGTTTTCTCGATGACGAATGAAGAGTGAACTTGATTCGGTTCCAGCGGTAGAGAACATCGCCAAGAGCGGAGATCGGCGGACGCGCTGGGTTGGGATCAGGCCTGCCATCGTGATCTCGGAGATGTCAAAGATCTCATCGGCGCAGATTAGGTCTATTGACATTCCGTGACCGATTGAAGGGTTTGCCGCGCGCACAAACCACTTTGTTCCGTCTGGCATTGTCGCCGAGTTCCGACCAAAGGACTTCATGATCTTGGCGTCATATCGGCTTTCTAAGATCGGTGCGATTTCATCAAAGAGCAGACATGCAAGCGACAGAGTGTGAGCTGTGGATAAGACAGTTTGTTTTGTGCCTCGAATCTTTGGCATCTCAATTAACCAAAACAGAATTAAGCATTGAATCAAAACTGTCTTGCCATTTTGACGCGCCACCGAACAAAGGCTCGATCGATGCACAAGATCATCCTGTCCATCTGGAGCATGGGTGAATCCCAAGGCGCGCTCGAGATAATGCACTTGCCAAGGCATCAGCTCAATATCAAGCAGCTCCAAAGCCATGTCCCCCACAAGTCCAGCCCACGATCCGTCACAGTCCGGAACGATCGTTTCTAGTCTCGGCTGGTCGTGGCCGATCACCGCTAGTTCAGGCTGGTCGGGGCTAGTTGAGAGAGATAGATGGA